AATTCATGGTTATACAATATCAAGGAGACTTTAGCCAAGAGAGAGTTGAGGCTAATGATAAGACCTATCTTGGTAATGATAAGTTCTTTTCAGACAACTATGATAATAGGATATACAAAGGCTCTCAATGGGCTGTAAGGAGACAGTAAATTTAGTAAAGAATGTGAGTAAGTCTAAATAATCCGCTTATACTATTGCATAGGTGGATTATTTTACTTACTTTTGCAAGTGTTTAATAATAAGACTAGAAGAGTATGAATATAGAATTTGCTAACTTCCCTAGACAGATGCTTCCATTCAGTCAAAAGACTAAGAAATGGAGAAAGGATTGTGTACTATGGGGTAACAATAAGACATTCTTTAACTATAGTCTTGTCAGAAAGTCTGTTATTCACAAACAGATTAACTATAATCTGTTAAGAGGTAGAATTAACATGGAGGATATGCAATTGGTGCTTAATCCTGATGACTTAAAGGCAGGATTTATACCAGATAGAATACAGCACTATCCTATAATGAATAGTAAACTAAACCTTCTTAGAGGTGAAGAAAGTAAGAGAGTGTTTGACTTTAGAGTAGTTGTAACTAATCCTTTAGCTATCTCAGAAATAGAGAACAATAAGAAGAATGAGTTATTACAGAGACTTCAAGAAGAGATAAGTGATACTTCACAAAGTGAAGATGAATTCAATGAAAAGCTTGAGAAGATTAATGACTACTATACCTATGAATGGCAAGACCTTAAGGAGATAAGAGCTAATGCACTTCTTAATCATTATATCAAGGAATATGATATTCCTCTTATGTTTAATGAAGGGTTTATGGATGCTATGGCAGTAGGTGAAGAGATATATCAATGTGATATAGTAGGAGGTGAGCCTGTACTTGAGAGATTAAACCCTCTTAAAGTAAGAATCTTCAAATCTGGTTATAGCAATAGAATAGAAGATGCTGATATTATTATTCTTGAAGATTACTGGAGTCCAGGGAGAGTTATTGATACTTATTATGATGTCCTTACAGCTAAGGACATTAAGTATATTGAAACTCTACCAGACCATATAGGTCAGAATACAGTAGATAGCATGGATAATATTGATGAGAGATATGGCTTTGTTAATGCTAATATGATTGGTGATGAAGTCACTGCATCAGATGGTTTCTACTTTGACCCTGCTAACTTGTTCCCTGAAAGTGTAGGTACTTCCTTACTTCCTTATGACTTGGCTGGTAACTTAAGAGTGCTTAGAGTATATTGGAAGAGTAAGAGAAAGATTAAGAAAGTTAAGTCATATAATCCACAAACAGGTGAAGAAGAGTTTAACTTCTATCCAGAAGATTATGTGATTAACAAGGCCAGAGGTGAAGAAGAATACTCAATGTGGATTAATGAAGCATGGGAGGGAACTATGATTGGTAATGAGATATTTGTTAATATGAGACCAAGATTAGTTCAATATAACAGACTCTCTAATCCATCAAGATGCCACTTTGGTATCGTAGGTTCAATCTATAACTTAAATCAAGGAAGACCTTTCAGTTTAGTAGATATGATGAAACCTTATAACTATCTGTATGATGCAATTCATGATAGATTGAACAAGGCTATAGCTAATAACTGGGGTGCTTTAGTGAGGATGGATTTAGCTAAGGTTCCTAAAGGTTGGGAAGTAGATAAATGGATGTATTATGCTAAAGTAAACCACATACTTGTAGAAGACTCTTTTAAAGAAGGTAACTATGGTGCTGCTGCTGGTAAACTAGCAGGAGCTATGAATAATGCTTCAACAGGTGGTATTAACTTAGACCAAGGTAATTACATTCAGCAATTAGTCAATCTTCTTGAGTTTATCAAGATGGAAATGGCAGAAGTTGCAGGTATTACTAAGCAAAGAGAAGGTCAGATTAGCAATAGAGAAACAGTAGGTGGAGTTGAAAGAGGTAATCTACAGTCATCACATATTACTGAATGGTTATTCATTCAACATGATGATGTCAAGAAGAGAACTCTTGAGTGTCTCCTTGAAACAGCTAAGATAGCTCTTAAAGGCAGGTCAACCAAGTTCCAATACATACTATCAGATACATCAACTAGAATAATGGAGATTGATGGTGATGAGTTTGCAGAAGCAGACTATGGTTTGGTAGTAGATAATAGTAATGGAACTCAAGAGTTAAATGCTAAGCTTGATACTTTAGCTCAAGCTGCCTTACAGACACAGACTTTATCCTTCTCCACTATCACTAAGCTCTACACTTCAAGTAGCTTAGCTGAAAAGCAGAGATTGATAGAGAGAGATGAACAGCAAATTAGAGAAAGACAACAACAAGCTCAACAAGAACAGTTACAGGCTCAACAGAACATAGCTCAAGCTCAGATGCAACAGAAACAAGCTGAAATGCAATTGAAAGATACTATGAATGTTAGAGATAATGAAACTGCAATTCTAATAGCTCAAATGGGTAAATATGCTAATGAGGAGACTAGTGAAGATGTTGAGTTCAGTGAGGAAGCTAAAGCTAATTTATTGCAAAAGATGGAAGAGTTTGATGCTAAACTAGCTTTAGATAAAGCTAAACTTGCTTTTGAAAAGCAAAAGCATAGAGAGGATAATCAGCTAAAGGATAAAATTAGTTTGAGGCAATCTAGAAAGAAATCAAATGAATAATTATTGTGTATATAAACATACTTCTCCATCAGGAAAAGTATATGTAGGTATTACTAAATTAAAACCTAAATATAGGTGGAATAATGGTAAAGGATATACAAGAACTGATGAACAGATATTATTTAAGAGAGCTATTATTAAATATGGTTGGGACAACTTTACTCATACAATAATACTAGATAATGTATCAGAACTAGAAGCTAAATATACTGAAAGGTACTTAATTAGATGGTATAAAATACATAACTTATCTTATAACGTAACTGATGGAGGTGATGGAGCTTTAGGAGCTGGGCATACTCATACTGGATGGCATCATTCTACTGAATCTAAAAGAAAGATGTCTGAAAGTAGAAAAGGTATTCTTTCAGGAATAAATAACCCAATGTTTGGTAGACATGAAACTAATCCTACTTTTGGGAAGTTTGGGAAAAACCATCCTGCCAGTAAAATGGTTAAGCAATATACTAAAGAAGATATCTTTGTAAGATATTGGGATTGTATTTCAGACGTAGAAAGAGAATTGAATATAAAAGTAACACATATAACTGCTTGCTGTAATGGTAGGCAAAAGACAGCAGGTGGTTATATTTGGAAGAGAGAAACAAATAAATAAGAAACCAAATAATACTAAGTAATATGAAAAGAATTAATAGTATAATTGAGTCAGAATTTGCCCCAGCATCAAAGAATGATATGTGGTTATTCAAAGGCTCATTAAAGTACTTTGGACCTAGTGGTTGGGCTGACATTCAAGCAGCTATTAAAGGCTCAGTAGATTGGGATGGTATAACTAATAAACCAAACTTTGCTACAGTAGCTACAAGTGGAAGTTATAATGACTTATCAGATAAACCTACTATACCTCCAGCTTACACTCTTCCTGCTGCAACTATAAGTACAATAGGCGGTGTAAAGAAGGCTACTAATGTGGATAATTTAGCTACTGGAGCTGAGTTAGCAACAGTAGTTACTAAGGTGAATGCAATTCTGTCTGCATTAAAGGTGGCAGATATAATGGTTGAAGATGCAAACTAATATACTATGTTTTTTACACAAGAAGATTATAGAAAAATAGAGAAGTGGCTATTAGCAAATAGTGTTAAAGATACTGAGTTTGCTGGAGCTTCTCTACCTCTTAAAGGTAATGAGACAGTAGCATTTGTACAAGATGGTAAGAATGTTAATGTATTCTTGAAGGATTTGATAGAACAAATCTTTCTATTAGGAGTATCAGACTTTCTTAATGTTACAGATAAGTATGGTGAATCAAGAATTAGCCTTACTCAAGCTATTCAACTAATACCTTATAAGAGTAGAAAGATTGGTCAAGTTATTACCTTTCTTGATGAAGATGGAGAATGGAAACTATTTCAATTTCAAGGAGAAAGGGTGAATCAATGGAATAATGCAACTTTATGGGTTGATTTAATTGAGAGAATACAAGGTATATCTATTATAGATAGTGAAGATATAACAGCTACTGTAGATAACTTGAATCAAACTTCCTTAACATTTGCAGATAAGAACTATAATACTACTGACTATTCAGGTTTAGGTAGAGTGTATCTTAGAAAGAATATACAGACTGTAGTTAATCCTAACACAGGAATTACTTATAGCACAAACTTGCTTACTCAACAGATGCTAAACAAAGAGAATACTATTTATGTTCTACAATATGACTATAGCTTAAACTATCAAACTATATCTATACCAGAAGGTTCAATATTGGTATTTGAAGGTGGGGATATAAACAATGGAACCCTCAACTGTAATAGTACTATTATTGTAGGTAAGTTTAGGGGAAATGCCACTATTGCAGGTA